AGAATGAAGACATGATCCGTAAATACTCCCGCTGAGCACTGCAGAATTGCAGTTGGCATCGTTTGCTGCAACTGCAATTCAGAAATCCGACCGCGTAACCGGCATGATGGCAGCCGGTTACGACCGATGAAACATTTCTCGCCATCGTTTCCTGCAATTCCTCCCCAGGGTGTCGAGCAACGCAACGGGCGCTGCTCACGAGTGACACCCGTGTTGGAGAAGTGCTATGCAGGAAACCCGATCCATTCCCACCAAGTCTTGTCTGTCTGAGTCGCAGGTCCGGCTCATCGAACTGATGCAGCGGATCAACTACGGCCGCATCTTCGATCTGTCGGTGCGCCGTGGCCAACCGGTGATGGACCCGCCGCCGCGTGTCGTCCGCGAGATCAAGTTCGGCAGCGACAACGGGCCACGCCCCGAGGCCGCCAAGGCTGACTTCACGCTCAAGGTCCAAGTCCGCGACCTGTTCGTCCAGTTGGAGGCTCTGGGCGACGGCGTGATCCCGTGCATCGAGATTCAGCGCGGTCTTCCGTTCCGGATGACCGTCGAGGAGGTGTGCGTCTGAGTGATGGGGGTCGGCTCCCCGCATGTGATCTGAATCAAACAAAGTACTGACACAGCACAACTAACCGGCCACGAAGTGGAGGCGTTGTGGGTGCCGCAGAAGCGGCAATCCTGCAACGCCTCCACTGCATGTGGTCGCAGCTTCGGTCGGCACCCACACGGCTCCTCCTGGCCCACAGGAGGTCCAAATGGACACTCACCGAAGCATTCATGATTTCGACGACTTCGCACTCGACATGGTCAACATCAAGGCAACGCAGCTCATCGGCAAGGCGGGCTTCACCCTCGACGACATCGATGACATCAAGCAGGACATGATCCTGGACTTGCTGGAACGACTGGCGAAGTACGACCCCAGTAAGTCGAACTTCAAGCTGTTCGTCACCTGCGTCATCGACCGTAAGGGCCGCAATCTCATCCGGCATCGCCAGATGGAGATGCGCGACCACCGTCGTGAGGTCTGCTCACTCAACGATGAGATCAACATGGGGATTAGTTCGGACCCGGTCCAGCGGTACAGCCTCATGGACCAGGACGACCCCGACATTCGGAGCGGCAAGTACCGCCGTCCGGCGGAAGAACGCACCCACCTCCGTATCGACATGCTGGCGGTGCTTGACGACCTGCCGCCGGAACTGCGTCGGGCCGTTGAGTTGTTGCAGTGCATGTCCGCCACACAAGCGGCGCGGGAGATGGGCATTCCTCGTCGCACGTTCCGCGAGAAGCACCTGGTTCAGCTGCGCGAGCTCTTCAAAGCCAAGGGCCTCGATCAGTACCTGTCGTGATCTTCATCCCGCCCGTTTTCCCCTGCGCCGGGTAATTGACTTATGCCCCCCAGGGGAAAACGGCCCCGGGACACACAGATGCGAGTGAGAACCATGGATTTGAACATTGACCTGAACATCTTGGAAGTCGAACCGGCGGAGCAGTACCACGCCAAGGCGAGCGAATACCTCTCCAGCCATCAACTGCTGGACTTCGTGAAATGCCCGCTGTTGTACCGCCGCAAGGCGCTCGGGCTGATCGAGGACAAGGACTCGCCCACGTACCTGCTCGGTCGCGCCGCTCACGTCCGCATCCTCGAAGGCCGCGATGTCTACGAGACCGAGTTCGCGCTCGGCGGGCCCATCAATCCCAAGACCAACAAGCCGTTCGGGTCGAACACGAAGGCCTTTGGCGAATGGGCTGATGCCCAAGGCAAGCCCGTGCTCAGTCTCGATCAGGCGGACCTGATCGAGCAGATGGCCACCGGCGTTGCCAGCAACAACAAGGCCGTGGACTTGCTGCTTTACGGCCGATCCGAGGGCGTTCTTCGAGCGGAGTACTGCGGCTCGCCATGCCAGATTCGTATCGATTGGACGCACCCACATCGCGGCATCGTCGACTTCAAAACCTGCGATGACCTCACCTGGTTTGAGTCCGACGCCCGCCGCTACAGCTACCACCGGCAGATGGCTTTCTATCGGGCCGTTCTGGCCCAGGTGATCGATCAGCTCGTGCCGGTGCATCTCGTCGCGGTTGAGAAGAAGCAACCCTTCCGCTGCGGCGTGTGGCTGGTCAGCGACGACACGCTGGCCATCGCCCAACGCGAAAACGAAGCCGCCATCCGATGGCTTCAGGTCTGCCACCAACGCGACCACTGGCCCACGGGATACGAGGAGGTCCGCGTGCTCGATGTGGCCTGACCCCGGAAACATCTCTCCGCGCCCGTGCGGCTTGTGGCGAGTCCACCAAACGCGACGGCCACCCCTCGGGCGCACTTCGGCAGGGCCGGGCTACCGAGGCCTCATAAGCCTCGGGACGCGGGTTCGACTCCCGCACCTGCCATTCGCTGGCCAGCGAATGAGGACATGAACCATGAACCCAAGACAGTCAGGAGTACTGACATGAACCGGAACTATCGCAACAGCGACCCGCCGACCTCGGCGCTGGCCGGACGGGAGATGGAGACGGGTGGCGCTGCAAAACAGCAACGCGAGATGTGCCTGGCGGCGGTCGTGAAGATACCCGGCGCTACCGCCCGTGAGATCGAAGACCGCACCGGCATCAAGGCCCACAAGCGCTTGCCCGAACTGCGAGCTGACGGTGTGGTCTGCAACGGCCCGACCCGCACCTGCCGCGTCAGCGGACGCCAGGCGATGACCTGGCACTACTGCACCTGCAAATCGACCTCGAACAACGGAGAACTGCTATGCCACTGATGGATTCACTGATCACCACGACCACGCCCGCGCCGCCGAAGATGATCGTCTACGGCCAGCCAGGCGTCGGCAAGACCACCTTCGCCGCCTCGGCCGATGCGATCCTGATCGACTGCGAAAACGGGGCCGGGGCCGTACGCGGACTGAAGCGCACGCCGTACCTGCAGTCCTGGCCGCAGATGCGCCAGTGGCTGGTGGAACTGGCCTCGTCGCCGCCGGATTACGCTTCAGCGCTCGCCATCGACACCATCGATTGGATGGTGCAGCGCATCGTCGAGCACGTCGTGCTGGACCTCGACGGCAAGGCCAAGGGTGAGATCACCAACACGCTCGGAACCGCACACGGCGGGTACTTCAAGGCCCGCGAGATCGTACAGAACATCGTCTACCGCGATCTGCTGCCGATGCTCAACGCCGTCGCCGACAACGGGATGGCCATCATCCTGCTGGCCCACGCCGCCAACACCCGCATGACCGCGCCGGAGGGCTTCGACCTGCGATTGGCCGCGCCCGATCTTCCGCAGTGGATCGCGCCGCCATTTATCGAATGGGCCGACGCGGTGCTGTACGCCTCGCGCGATGGCGACCGGCGCACGCTTCTGACCCAGGGGACCAACGTGATCCTGGCGAAGAACCGCTACAGCCTGCCCACCGAGATTCCCCTGTCGTGGTCGGCGCTCATGCAGGCGCTGACCGCCAGCCCTTCGCCCGCCCACGGCCTGCGCGTGGTGGGCAGCGAGAAGAACCAGAACACCAACCCCGGAAACTCCAAGGAGAACTGATCCATGGCGAACCTCAACGGATTCAACGCGACCGAAGTCGAACCGACCACCAGTTTCGAGCCGCTCCCTGCGGGCAAGTACCTCGCGGCCGTCACAGAAAGCGAGATGAAGCCCACCAAGAGCGGATCGGGCAGCTACCTCCAGCTGACGTTCACGATCCTGGAGGGCGAGTACAAGAACCGCGTCCTCTGGGCGAGGCTGAACCTCAACAACCCCAATGCCACGGCGGTGAAGATCGCCCGGTCGGAACTGTCGGCAATCTGCCATGCGGTCGGCGTCATGCAGCCGCGCGACAGCGTGGACCTGCACAACCTGCCGCTGGTGATCACCGTCAAGCTCAAGAAGCGCGACGACACCGGTGAACTGACCAACGAGATCAAGGGCTACGCCCGCAAGGACGCTGCCGGAGCCAACGGCAAGCAGCCCCAAGCGCCGGTGGCCGACAACACCCCGCCCTGGAAACGATGAGGAGGCTGCCGTGGTGATGACGCTTCCTTATCCGCCCAGCGTGAACCATTACTGGCGACGGGTCGGGCCGCGCACGCTGATCAGCCGGGAGGGCCGGACGTTCCGCAAGAACGTCTGCGCCCTCCTGGGCGGGGGCGGGCCTCGCAAACCGCCCTCCGGTGGGCGCATCGCTCTGGCGATGGACGCCTTTCCGCCCGATCGACGCCGCCGCGACCTGGACAACATCCAGAAACCCGTGCTCGACGCGCTCGAGCGCGCGGGCGTCTACGAGGACGACAGCCAGATTGACCTGCTTCTGACGCGTCGGCGCGACGTGGTGCCCAACGGTCGTTTGCAGGTGGACGTGATGCCTTTGCCGCTGCGGCGCTGCCCGATCTGCGGCAACCCCATGGAGACCTTCGATCCGGAACTCAACTGACATGCAGAAAGTGTTTCCCACGCTCCTGATCATTCTCGATGTCTGCGCCGCTGCGGGTTACGTGCCCACGGGCGACTGGCGCAAGGTCATCTACTGGTTGGCGGCGGCAACGCTGACGACGGTGGTCACATGGTGATGCAGCTTCGGCCATACCAGACCGAGGCCGTCGCCGCCGTCTACGACCACCTGCGACAGCGTGACGATCACCCGTGCGTGGTGATCCCGACAGCGGGAGGCAAGACGCCGGTGATGGCGACGATCTGCCGCGACGCCGTGACGCAATGGGACGGCCGCGTGTTGATCCTTGCGCACGTGAAGGAACTGCTCGAACAGGCCGTCGACAAGTTGCACACCATGGCCCCGGACCTATGGAACCGAATCGGCGTCTACTCGGCGGGCCTCAAGAGCCGCGACACCGAGCATCCGATCATCGTCGCGGGCATCCAGAGCGTCTATCGCCGAGCGGCTGAACTCGACCGCTTCGACCTGATCCTGATCGACGAAGCGCACATGCTGCCGCCGGATGGCGAGGGCATGTATCGCACCTTCCTGGCCGATGCCCAGGTCGTGAATCCCAACGTTCGGCTGATCGGCTTGACCGCCACACCGTACCGCATGACGACGGGGATGATTTGCGCCCCAGAGAACCTGCTCAACCACGCCTGCTACGAGGTCGGCGTCCGCGAGTTGATCGTCCAGGGCTATCTGTGCCCGCTCAAGACCAAGGCCGGTCGGCGCAAGGTGGACACCTCGGCGCTGCATATCCGAGGCGGCGAGTTCATCGCGGGGGAGGTCGAGGCCCTGATGGATGACGACTCGCTGGTGCGATCCGCCTGCCGCGAGATCGTCGAGCACACCGCCGAGCGACACTCGGTGCTGATCTTCGCCGCCGGGGTGCAACACGCCCTGCACGTCCAGCGCGTCCTCGGCGAGATCGGCCATGAGTGTGGCTTCGTCTGCGGCGACACGCTGCCCTTCGAACGTGCCGA